ATATTTATATATTTTATTTTTATTTTATACTCATTATTTGCTTTAAAATGGGAACCTCGGGACCCTCATAATTTATATCCAATTTATGAGTCTCAAGGTCGAATTGTTCTTTATCAACTGAATTGCCGTCGTGGGCTATACAACACATAACAAGCCTTATGTCTGTTAATCCAACCTTTTTATCTTGTTCCTGAATCATATTCACACCTTCTCCCCTTGAGTTTTTACAATATCCGCCCATTGATTTCCAATATTTCTTATAATAGCACATAGTGGCTTCATGAATTTGCCGTTTACTTTCGCATTTTATTGCCGTCATTTTAAAATCTTTTTCCGGATAACAGAAAATCATTTGGTTTGATCCCACCAATCCACACTTTAATTCTTTTAATGTTAAATATGAGTGTTCGATATATGCTGGATTATATATATCGTCGTCGTCCATATTTATCAATATTTTACTTGTTGATAACTTAACAAGATTATTTCTTTTTTCTCCAATAGTTCTTTTCTTTTTATTCTTATGATATATCAATTTTATCGGATATAAATCAATCTGTAATCCTTGGATATTATCTGAAAAGGGTTCAGTTCCGTCGTCGTCAATTACAACCTCGAGAAGCCTGTGAGGATATGTCTGATTTTTTAAATTATGAATAAACAAAGGGAGAAACTTCGACCGATTATAAGTTGGCGTTAAAATTGAGATTCTTTCCATTATATATTATGAAATGTTTTTTAATCAAGAAATAAACTGAAGATTAAATCTTCGGGGATTCTATATCTATCCAATTTATTCGTTCCGTCTTTATAATCCACTTTACCTTTTTTCTCTCCCACGGTGTGGACTTCTTTTGAGACATTTATTCTCTGTCTTTTTCTTTTATCATATCCGCCGTCGCAAACTATCTTATGACGACTCTCAATCATATTTCCACATTTTCCACTTTTATCGCATATTAAATTATTCCAATCCTTTTTATTTGTCCAAATTCTTGTTCGTTTTTCATATCCCCAATCTGAATACATACAATATGAAATATCATAATATGGTTTATCTTTCATTATGTCTCTATCTTTTAATCTTCCCCTTTGAGGATTCTCCAAGAACCAATAATGAGGATTAAAATATTCGATAATCTCAAATGTTTTTAAAACCAATTTGTCTGCTTCTTTCATATTTTTATCCATAATTTCTTTTGTGTATACTATCCCGTCAGCTTTCTTCCTTCCTAACCAACATGACTGAAGACAACTATAATCGACACACGGGGGAGACCCCCACACTATATCAAAGGCGTCCTTGGGATATTGTTTATAATCAAAATCCATTATATCACACTCGTGATCGGCGGGCAACAATAAATCAACTGAAACAGATTCCCAACCTAATTTATCGCATGCTTTACCAATCGATTTTGTTCCCGAGAATAATTCCAATACTTTGACCATTTATATTTAATATAAATATATTATTTTTGCAATGTGACCTCAAAGTCCTCAAAGACCTCAAAAAATAATTAAATATTTTGAGATTTTCTGAATAGATATTTATTAAAAAGAGAGATACTTAATTTTAAAAATTACAATTATTTTATTTATTTTTGAGGACTTTGAGGACTTTGAGGACCCTGTTTATTTCAGGACCTTCTTCTGTCTGATATGAAGTACAACGACAGACTTGCCTCTTAAGTCAGTCGCCAAAGTGTTGTCTTCATTAACAATTGATATATCAAACATATTTGAGACCAATTCAGAGGGATTGTTAAGATCTATATATACCCGCTCCGGACTTTCGAAGAACAAAGCACCCGTTGACTCTGCTGTTCCCGTTGAGAATCTTGGTGCCGCATAGATAATCTTTGACGCTGCTGACTGCCCTGCATTATATGACTTAACATTATAATTGTTTAATCGAACAAATATATTTGTTGTTGACTTAAGAGCTGGTGCGTCTTCAGATAAAAATTGAGCAACACCCGAAGCATTAAATGAAGCTGGAGGCACCACCTCTTCGTCCTTATATCCAAGGAATACAGCCGCATTGGCTCTTTCAGTTGGAATATATAAATCTTTATCTTCAGCCACAATGAGCTTGTATACATAATCCTCAAATAATCCCCCTGCAGTAATTCCTTTAAAATCATGATTGACCGCTATAGCGACAGCGTCAAACTTATTATATTCCCGAGTATCAACAGCCTTGCCGAGGGTATCTTGTAAATTTACAGAGGCAAGATATGCCCACCAATCATTCAGAGGGCTTCCATAGTTAAATCCTGAAATAGTCCTTCCCGCCCAACTGTCAATCGTCATGAAAGGCTGGGAACCCGCTGGTTTCCCCTGAACAAATATAAAGGGATATAAGTTTCTGCAAGTATCACATAACGGCTTAAATCTTTTGTTTTTAGTTGCGTTGGCTCCTGTTATATCAATAAGGGTTTCATAACTTTTGGAAGCTCCTGAATATAATTCCACTTTAACATTTTCATTGTTCACAGTATATCTTAATTTTTCATATTGTTTATTTGAGTCATTTGTGGACCAATTATAATAATCAGTAAAATCTCCATTATTTCTATAATCAATTTGTTTCATTGAGAGCGGTTGGTCTTGGTCATATAGAGGATTATCGCTCTCCTCAACTAAATGGAAAGCATATATCTTTCGATTGGAAGTTGTTCCGGGATCTTGGAATCCACCAACAAGAAAATCACACTCAATTTCAGGGAAGAAATTATCGGTTGCTTGAGGATTGTATAATGTATTGACAACCCCCGCTTTTGTTTGGTTACGAGTCAAACCCACACCCCAACTGACATTTGTTCCGTCTTGTTTAAGTCCAGTTAAATCAACCTCGAAGACTCCGTTGTTTAATGCGAGAGGAGTCGTGGTTCCTATAGCTTGATTTAAAGAACGGGCTGAACCAGTCTTTCCGGTTGCTGTCAATGTGTGAGAGGCTGAATTAAATGATAAACCACCATTCAGTCCACTGGTTCCAAATTTATTTGTCCAATTTGTGGGTCTACTATTAAGACCCGAGGCATTGGTTCTTTGCTGGAAAGTCATATCCCAGCCCTCAAAATCATTGCCTCCAGCGTCTCTTTTAGGGACCGCCGCCGCAAGCCCAAAAGTCTCGGGATTAGGTACACCTCTATTGAGAGCCGGAGATATGAAATCCCTCGCACAAGAATCAACTGTGGCTTCTCGAGGACCGTCAATATTAAAGTCAACATAATGAGAAGTGGAAGTTGTTTTGTCTTTGAGGGCGTCGGTCAATTCTACTCCAAAATATTCATACCAAATAGTAGAAGGACTTATGCTGATTGACCCTTCTTTATTTATTTTTAAACTTTGGACTGCAACTTCAGAATCAGCGGGAATCTTTAAAGGTTGCTCAAGGTGATTGTGAAATGAGAAAGGTGCTTGGAACTCTGAAGCTCTGACACCGGAACCGGGAATTTCATTCGAGCAAATTATCAATGACATTTTATTTATAATTTATAAAATATATTTTTTTTATATTATATAATTATAAATAAACAATGAGCGATAAATCTTCTAATCCTATGTTATCCGAAGAACAAATGAGAGAAGCTCAAGAATGGGCAAAGCAGATTCATGATTCTCAAGTTGCAAAGGGTCTCCGCCCGGCTGACGATCAACCCGACGAAAAGGAAGATATTGTCGAAGCTGTTAAAGAAGTTGTTAAAGAAGTGAGTGAAAATGTTGAGGAATAAATATTTATATATATATTAAATATAAATGCCTAAAAAAAAGAAAAGTAAACCGAAACCATTGCCGGAAAACATGGAAGAAGAAATTCTTAATAATAAAGAAAATCGTAAAAAAATAAAAGTTAAAATATTCGAGAAGCCAACTGCTCCTCCACCTCAAGCTCGCAAAAAATCAGGTTATTAGTCGTCGTCAATAGCATATTTCATTTGCTCCACCTTATCCTCGTCAACTTGGATATTGACCCAACAAGCCTCTCTCTTGCCTGTGCTTTCCATTTTTCTCTTACCTTTAATGGCTCCCTTGGGTGTTAAATAATTCTTATATTTTTGAGCTGATAAATTAATTTGAGCCTTTCTCAATAACACACTTATTTGAGCAATAGAAACAAAATCCTTCGAGTCTTCTTCCCAATTAATATCACCCGGGAATCTAAATAATGAGAGGAACTTATCCTCTTCCCTTTCTTCTTGTTGGAACTCATTCATTTCCTCTTTCATACATTCAGGGACTTCAGTTCTTTCTCCATAATGTGTGAATAAGATCTCAATAAATGCGTCCATTACTTTTTGAGACTTTGCCCAATGTTTAATCTCGTCGTCTTTGGGATAGAAGTTGCAGACATTTTCCATTACCTTTTCTCCGTTTTCGTCCATTATATATTCGAACTCGTCATTCTCTTTCTGAATAATCTTTGGTCTCAATAGTGGTTTTCCAAGTCGCTCGTCTCCCTTGTTAAGGAACTTGGACGGATATCTGAAACAATAAGAAGTCTCCTTTGTATCTGCTGGCTCAATTGGAGGGAGGTCGTTGCAGAACATACAGACTCGAGCCTGAATCTTAAAATTGATTTCGTCTTTATGATTGACTCGTGCCTCAATCTTATCTCCACCGGAACTCAACTTTTTAAGGACATTACCGTTGATTTTAAATTTACCTTGGGAATCCCTTGTGATTTCGTTGGTCAATAGTAATCTCTTAAACTCAAAGGGGACCAGCCATGACAGAGCCTTTGCTGAATCTGTACCATTATTTTTATAAAGGAAGTTTTCTGAATTAGTTGACCGACAATATTCACCAAAACAAGATTCCAAGAGTCCAACAAGGACACCCTTTCCACAGTCACGCTCACCAATACCAACTCCCCAATTCTTATCTTCGATATGACCAGCAACTCCTCGGGCAATATAATTGAGCCAACAATCCATGAGTTCTTTATCATTATTAAAAATTGGATTGAGAATCTTATCATATACTTGCTGAATATATTCAGGATCTGCCTTATTAAAATCACGATTAATCTTGATTGTGGTGTGAGTGTCTAAATCATAATCAACAAGCTTTCCTTGTTTAAAATCATAATATCCATTTTTAAAACATAATTTTTGGAGATTACTTGTCCACAATTTATCAATGAAATCTTCGTCTTCAGTTGGCTCAACATATTGGAGCATTTGATTGCAAGATTTAGCCATTGTCGAATATGGAACAATATCTTCACCTTTTCCAAAAAATATGTTCATATTTCCAATAGCTTTAATCAATCCTCTTTTGATTACTTTTTCATTGCTGGTCCACACATTATTGACTCTCATAAAGATTCTCTCCTGTGAAATAACATAATCGTTCTTAAGTTTATCTGTGATATAATCACCGCCCTCTTTGTCTGATTGTACAACAATAATATCGTCCAGCTCCGGAATCGGCTCAAATTCTTTAATCTTAAGGTCAACGCCAATTCCTGTTTCCTCATATATAACATTTTTTAATCTTTTAATTAATGGACCAAAATCTTCTTCCGGTTCGTCTTCGCTTTTCTTATGTTTCTTTTGTAAATGAAGACCGTCATGAATTAAGGCTCCAACGACTCTCTGCTCTGAAGTAATAAGTCTCCTATACATTACAAGAAGACACTTGCATTCGATTGTCTGAAGATAATAAGCAAGAGCTGTTCCGTCAAGATTATAATAATCAGCACCTTTGTTTTTGATTGCCTCCAATCGATACTTTAACAATTCATTTGTGTTTAAAAGTTTCTGTGAATTTTCTTTCATTTCCTGTTCTAAAGAATACATTAAGGAATCTTGGAGTTTGCTTGCTGGGAATTGGTTATCTGAACACCAACCCTCAATCCCGCCATTGTAAAGAATCCTCATAAGAAGAACCTTGCATTGGTCTCGGGTGATCCCATATTTTTCCATTTTATGAAAGAATTGATTGCGTGTCTTGTTGTATACCGTCAAGAGAGGAGTTTCATATCCAAGGCTCTGAAACACCTGTTCAGCAAATACAGGGTGGGCATTAACCATATCCAAATCAACATAATCTCTTGAGCATAGAGCTGATTTTATTTCCCTCTTCATTGTGGCTTGACAACGAGACTCTTCATTCTTCTTTAATCCCTTGACTTTAATGTTTAGTCGCCCAATATCATTTTGAGTATATTCGACCTCCACGCCACCATTCTTTCCGTGCTTCAGATATTTCCTTAAGGAACCCTTCCATTCTTCGTCGAGAAGCGGTGTGTGTAATAGTTTTTGGGCATGTGAGATATTATATTTTTCCTTGAGGGTAAATGGTTCCATATTACTTAATTCAGATATTTTTTTGTCAATCTTATTTTCACTCATTATTATATATATATTATAGAAAATAATCTTTAAATAGAAACGCATAGAAAATAATTAATAATTAAATTATTATCAAATTAAATCATTTTTATTACCATAAGACATGATAAAAATAATTATATTAAAAAAAAGGTTAAAAAGTATTTATTTAATTATCGAGAATTTTAAACTATCGGATAGTTTCTTGCCTTTAAAATGCTGATTTTATGCGGATATTTTTCCTCGAATATATCCAATTTATTGTTCTTTTTATAATAATAATATTGAGATTTGGCTGTGAGATATTCTTTATCTTTATCATACTTTTCCTTTTTTGCATTCTTATTTTTCTCGTAATGATTTTTTGCTCTTTGTCTGTTTTTTAATTTAAAATCTTCTGTATCTTTTATCAAAAGATATCGTTCTTTTTCTCTTGCTCTTTTCTTTTCATATTGATCCAATATCTTTTTAATTCTTTCGGAATCAGTTAGTTCACTCATTTCTTTTATATACCTTATAATAGATTTTAATTTTTAAATATAAACATATTTATTTATTTATATTCTTAATATATAAAATGCCTTTAACGAAAGACGGGAAGCCTATATTGTACAAGCCTTTTGTGAGTAAAGCTAAAAACAAGAAATATTCTGTATATGTCAAGGGACCAAATGGGAAAGTTAAAAAGATAAATTTTGGGGATAAAAGATATCAACATTTTAAAGATAAAATTGGAAAATATAAATCCCTTGACCACAATGACAAAAAGAGAAGAGATAAATATCGAAGGCGTGCAAGTGCTATTAAAAACAAAGAGGGAAAATTAACTTATCTCGACAAGAACACTCCTAATTATTGGGCTTATAATACTTTATGGTGACGGGACCAATGTCTCCGGTTCCGGTTCCGGTTCCTTTTCCATGTCCACTTTCCCTTTCTCAAGGTCTTTATCTTTATCTTTTTTATCTTTCTTATCTTTTAATTTTTGAGCTTGTTCTTTTAAACCTTTCATTTCTTCTTCTGAAGGTGGTCGTCTTTCACACTGAAACAAATAACAGCAATTGACTTTGCAATGACACTTGCTCTGCCAAACCACCAACAAAAGAGAACCTATGGCTCCAGCAACCATGACGACAAAACCGCCCAATTGGTCGACTGAATAATCCTGAAGTTGTCCCTCTGACATTATATTTATTTTAAGAAAGATAATTTTATAAATTTAATATTTAATAAATTATAAATGGATATTGAGACAGATAAGCCTCACCCGAAACCAGTGGATCATTGTATCTCACTATTAAAAGAAATCGATAAGAGTTTATTTGATATTAAACAAGATATCTTATTTATCAAAATAAAAATCAAAGAAAGAGAAGAGAAGAAAGAGGTCGAAAGATTGTCAGGAGGTTGGTGGCTATTTTAATTTAGATTTTTTTATATTATATTTTTCCAAAATTATGTAAATTATTTTAAAATTACATAAATATTTTTATTATATTTTTATAAAGTATAAATGGATTTATTGCCGAAAGTAGAAACTGAATTTATTGAGGAAGCTCCCGAACCACTTAAAGAAGAATTAGAATCAGACGACGATAATGTTGTTGAGGCTGTAATCGCAGAAGCTGAACCACAGCTTCCCGAGGTCGAAAAGAAATCTTCTATTCCCGAGGAAGATATATTTGTTGAGAAGAAAACAAAGAAAGAGTTAACCGTGGAACCTGTGAAACCGGTTAAAAAGAAAAGAGTCATGACAGAGGCTCAATTGGAACGCTTGAGGATTGGTCGTGAAAAGGGTCTTGCAAAAAGAAGGGCAGCCGCCGCAGAAAAGAAAGAACTAAAGGAACTCAAATCCAAAAAGAAGCAGAAAGAAATTCAGCAATTAAGAGAAGAAGTCGAGGACAAACCAAAGCCTGCTCCTGCTCCTGCTCCTGTACCTCAACAGAAAACATATTCACTTGAGGATCTCCCTCAAGATATGTTGGTTAAATTACAAGAAGCAGCTATTGAGAATTATGATTCGAAACGGAGGGCAAGAAAACAAAAGAAGAAAGAAGAAGAAAGTAAACATTCGGAACAAACCCATTTCCGCAATATGGTTCAGAATGCTGTCCAACCACCACAACCCGCAAGATATGGAGAACCCGGATTCTTTAATCATTTATGGTGAGTCCCCGAAAAGTCCCAAAGTCACCAAAGTCCCCAAACTTAATCCAAATAATTGTGATTTTACTTTAGTCATTTTGTTGATTTCATTTTTCTTAATTTTCTAATTTTATTTTATATTTTTTGAGGACTTTGAGGACTTTGAGGACTCTTGATATTTTATAGTCTATATGTTGATAAGGATTTCTTATGTTTTATGACGGCAAGACATAGGTTTTCTTTATTTTGTGCTTGGGTCCTCAAAAATGAAATAGGGTCCTCAAAAATGAAATAGGGTCCTCAAAAAATATATTTGAGGACTCTAAAATTTAAATTAATATAATTGATAAAATAAATGACATATAAAGAGGATTTTAATCGAAAACATAAGATCAAACCTTTATCAAAATCGCATTCATTAAAAGAGATATCAGATATTTCAGGATATGAATTAAAAGGATTAAAGACAATATTTAAGAAGGGTCAGGGGGCTTTCTATTCGAATCCAAGCTCTGTGAGAAAACAGGTGAAGAGTGACGAACAATGGGCATATGCAAGAGTGTACGCAGCAATCAATCCTAAATCAAAAGCCTATAAAATTGATAAAGTTCATTTGGTTAAAAAGAAAAAATAAGATATAATATATAATAAATGGCGTTATTCCATACAAAAACCTTTTTAAAGCATGACGACTATATGACTCCAAAATATGTGTGGGATAATATAAAACAACATATTCCGAAAGATAAAGTAATATGGGAAGCATTTATGGGGGACGGAAAAAGTGGTGAATATTTAAAAGAACTTGGGTTTGAGGTTATTCATAATGACAATGATTTCTTCGAATCAAATGAAGGAGATATTCTTGTTAGTAATCCACCTTTTTCACAGTGTAAAGAAATAATGCCGAGATTAAAAGAATTAGATAAACCGTTTATTCTGATTCTCCCAAGCAGTAAAATCAACACACAATATTTCAGGGAGAATTTTAAAAATAAAATACAAATTATTATTCCAAGGAAAAGGATTCAGTTTGTTAAGAATGGAAATGAATTACAAAATAAATGCAATTTCGATTGTTTTTATTATTGTTATAAAATGAATCTTCCTCGGGATATAATTTGGCTCGAATAAATATATTTAATAAATTATAATGCATATCAATTGTTGTTGTATCCGTATTTGTTTTTGGTTTTGGGTTAAGAAAAATAAAAAAAAATCTAAATAATAATATATAATGAGTAAAAAACTTAAAATATTAAAGGTAGTTGACCCACCAAATCAGAAGATAAAACCGTTACACCCTAACCTTCCGGCACCAAGTTCCTGTATTCTCATGGTTATGCCCACGAAAACAGGAAAATCTACGATTATAAGCAATATGCTTCTCAACAGGGATTTTTATGGTCAAGATTATTTTGATTATGTGAAGATAATATCGAACACAATAAATAACGATCAAACCTCAAGATTCTTAAAACAAGCCTTTGATTGTGAGGACCATTATGACGATAAAATGATTCACGATTTAGTTCAGGCTCAAGCCAAATATGAACGGGACGAAATGCCCTCTGTTTGTTTAGTACTGGACGATTGCCTTGGAGATAAGACAACCGCCTTAAATAATATATCCAGTCGCTATCGCCACTCAAACATTCAGCTTTTAATAATCTCAACGCAATTGTTTCGTAAGACAAGTCCCACTATTCGAGCAAATGCGAATTGGGTTTTGATTGGTAAATTAACCAATGAATCAGAATTGGAGAAAATATCTGAAGAATATTCGGGAATGTTTGGTGGTGATAAAAACTTCCGTGAACAGTATAAGAAGGCTATAAAAAATAAATATGATTTCATGACTTTAAAGCTCACCGAGAACCCTGCCGAGATATGGATTAATTTTAATGAGAAAATATATCCTTCTGAAAATGTGAAAGTAGAAGATTAATATAAATATATTCATTAATTATTTAATAGATTATTTTATTATATTTTAAATAATATAAAATGGAATTTGTATCGTCTGACAGAACACAGGACGCCGAATTTGTTCGGGGTCTTCAGAATTACAACTCACAAGTATTCGAGAGCAATCAAGAAATCGCGGCACAAATAGACAAGTCAAAAGAGGATCTCCAAGATACATTGGACGACAACACAGAAGTCGCAGGATTGGCTCAATTAAAGGTTCAGGGAGCTGGTGGTGGATTGGCGGCTGGTGTATTAGGTAAGGCAACAGCTATTCCAAAGGCTGTTGGCGAAGCAAAAGAGGCGAGGGTTGCTGGGAAATTAGCAGCGGAGAAACTTGCAGCAAGAGGAGGATTTTCAGAGGTCGCAGTATCAGGAGCCGAAGCAACCAAGCTTCCAAGCGGTGCGGGTGTAGTAAGTAAATTTAGACCCACAGCTGGACTTTTAAGTAAATCAGAATTGGGAGTGGACGCCTCAAAAACTATATCAACAGCATACGGAGGAGGAACTGCTGGAAGAAAAGCTGGTATATTTTTTAAGACAGCTCAAGCAAGAGGAATCCAACCAACGGAGGAAATATTAAGAGAAGGACCAGCAGGAGACGAGGCAAAAGTATCGGCAAGAACCGGTTCGAAAATTGGAGAAGAAGCTGGAGAAGAAGCTGGAGAGAAAGTTGCTGATAAGACAGTTGCTAAAGCAGCGGGTGAGGCAGCTGAAAAAGGAATCGGGAAAGTAATAGGGAAAGCGGCTGTTGGATTGGCGAGAGGAGCCGGAATAGCTGGGGCAGCATTATCAGCGGGATCAGCAATCGAGGGATTGGTTGAGGGTAAGAAGTTTAAATGGAATGAACAAGGAGCAGAAATAGGAGGAGCTTTATTGGATATATTAGGAACCGGACTTGAGTTCACTGGAGTTGGAGCGGCGGCTGGATTAGCATTACAAGTTGGCGGAACAGCATTATCAGCCGTTGGTACTGTGAATGAAGGTTTGGATATAGATCCCACAAAACAAGCAGCAGACACTTCAGCTAAAAGTGACCAAGCTAAAATCCAATCAGACTTGGAATCAGCACAGAGAGGAGCAACTCAAGGATTGACTTCAGCCGCACAGGGAGGAGCAGCAATTGGAAGACAAGTCCAATGATTTTAAATTAAAATCTTTTTTTTCATAATTCTTTTTTAATTATTTTTATATATTAAGATATTATAAAATGAGTAAATCTTTTTGGAGAGCTGAATCAACAATTCCAATTGTGCAAACTTCTTCCGCAATCACTGCATTAAATGGTCTTTCCTTTGAGGGAGGTCAAGAGGTTCGAATTAAAGTCCCTCCAACAACCAAGTTCTTCCAGCCGAGAGAATGTTATCTTCAGGCAGATATTAAATTAAAGGGTGGAACGGCAACGGGTGAAGCAACCAAACTCCAGCTTGACCCTGAATTGGGTGGACAAATTTTAATCAAAGATATTCGTATATATTCCGCAGCCGAATCGGGTTCTGTATTACTTGAGGAGATTCAGGGATACAATTCCATGGTTTCAGTTATGAGAGATTTTGACACCAATGACTCGGAGAAGGCTAAAAGAGCTTTAACTGAAGGAGCGACTCTATGGTATCCCAACACCCGAGGAACTCAAGGGTCCACACAATCTGATTGTGCTGATATTCTGACAAATCCATATTTTACAGAAGATCCATTGACGACCGGAAATAAACGCACAGCTTTCACCAATGATTCCTTTAACACTGCGAAATTGTGTCTTCCATTAGAAACGGGAATATTTAGGTCCGACCGTGTATATCCTAATCTTCTCACGGGACTTGAGATTGTAATTACTCTCGAGCAGGCTGGTCGCTGTATTACCCAGCTTGACAGTGTAATGAGAGGCAGACGCCTTGCTCTCAATCCGGTGTTCCTATCCCGTAATGGTTCCACTGCTGGAGCAGACGCAAACATTGCGAACGGCAACACAATCGCCAAGATACACCTTGCGAAAGATAACTCTCAAGGAAATGCCGCAGGAGCAGGACTTCCGCAGAATTGTCCCTTTTGTGTTGGAGAGAGAATTGCTCTTGTAAAGAAAGACAACAGTACTGTTTTAACCACAGATAAGGATCTTGTAATCGACCAAATTAACACTAACGCCTCGGGAACTGAAATCACATTTAGCCCAGCTGACGCAGTATCAACGGACGCCACAACCTTCACAGCAAATGACGGAGACTATGTTGTCTCTATGGCTGCGACTGATAGACTTGGAGCTGTAAACGCAGCATATAAGCCAAGCTATACTTTAAGCAATGTCGAATTGGTTGTTCAGGAAGTTGATATGGGAAGCGGATTTGAGAGTGATATGTTATCAGCCATGAAAGAAAAGGGAGTCATTGTTCAGGATATCTTAAGTTGTCAAAATTACAGATATTCGCAGCAGGCTGGTGAAGTTGCTGCTAATATTCGCCTCCCTCTGAATAATGCTCGGGGTAAGGCAATCATTTCTCAACCAACAGATTCCACCGTTTACACTGATTCCGCAAGAGTTTCTTGCACTGGTACTTATAACATAGCGACCGATTTAACTGAAGACAGAACCCTCAATGAGCAGTGTGCTGGTCTCCGAGGAATATCTGACGAAGTCACAAATTTCCAGTTCCTTTATGACGGTCGCCTTCAGCCAAGCAGACCCGTTCGTTGCTCAAAAACGAGTTCCAAGATTTCGATTGACGCCCAGCCTCTAATTGAGACCACGAAGGCACTTGTTCAGGCGGATATCTCTGCGAAGTCACTTGCCTGTTTTAATAGCAATTGGCTTGTATCGAGGGCATTAGCTCTGAACAAGGGTGTTTATGATACTCGCAATAAAGACTTTAATCTTCAGGTCAATTATGAAGGAACAACTCCAAGCAAGAATAAATTATGGAACAACTTTGTTTTCCATTTAAGACGGATAAATATTCGAGGAGATTCGATTTCTGTTGAGTATTAAGTTTTTAAAATCATTTGTTTATTTTTTCTTTTTCTTATATTTTAATATATTAAATATTATAAAATATGAGCAACCGTTATTTGGACATTCGCCCTTCGAACTCAAATGCCTCCCAATCTTATCGAGACGGTCGACCCGTCATATCCTTCACAATTGCTGAAGGTGAAGAAGTCCTTATTCCCTCCTCTGTCAGATTTTGCGGCAAGCTTCATGTATACAAGAATTCAGCCCGTGCGAGGGTTGAGGCAGCTGACACATTAGCAATGGATTCTCGCCTTGGAATGTGGTCTGTTCTTGATCAGGTGGTTATAAGTAGTGCTACCAGTAAGCAAACTATAGAACACATTAGACACGCAAATCGCTTCTATTCTTCATATTTAGGATTAACCAGTTCAGAACAGTCAATGATAGGTCATTTCGGTGAGACTGGTCTATCTCTTCCAAGTACCAATGGACAGAAGGCTTCTGTTGTTGAGGAAGGTGTTGGGACCAATTGCAATGAGTTTTGCATTCACATTCCCACTGGTCTTTTAAGTGGAACGAGTGCGATTCCATTATCAAGAGTTGCCGGTGTTGGTGGATTGACAATCGATTTATATTTAGCCCCTGATTCTATGGTCCTTTTTGATACTGCTGGAGACGCTTCTTCTTCGGGATACACTGACGCCTTCTATGAGCTGACCGATTGCAAACTTGTTTGTGAGACTCATTCTCCAACACCTGAAGACAAGCAGAAGGTTCAGGATATGGGTGGTTTTGAGTATAACTCAATCTCGGGATATTATTCCACTATTAACTCCACCAATGCGAACATTAATTTCTCCCTTGGTTTGACTCGGGTTGAGAGTGTATTTATGAACTTTATCACAAGCTCTTATCTGAATAATTTAGACCAAAACTCCCTTCAGACAACCAATCCTCTCACAGCCACTGGAGACATTGCGAATGTTGACCAAGTGGTTTTCACCAAGGGCGGAGCAAGGTATCCGCTTGATTATAATATTGATACTCAATATAAAGCGGATAAAACAAATCTCAAGGTTGACCCTCAAGTTATTAGAAATTTCATGAACTCCGTCATTCCATTTAATCAGATATCTCACACCTCGATTTCTCCAGTTAATACCAATAAAAGATACACGACAAATGATAACTCTGTCCTTGAGGGTGGAGCCTTATATGGTGTCGGCGTTGCTTATGATATTCTTGGATCACCTGCGGGAGGTGACTTCTCACAGGATTCTTGGGGAGTCCAAATGGACCTCGGTATGATTGACGACAATCCCACTTCAGCCTTTATCTTTGTTCATTCCAAGAATACTGTTCTCTTTAAAGAAGGTCAGGTTCAGGTTGTTCAGTAAATAAAATCTATACTTCTTTTTTTAAGTTTTTATTTGTAATTTTTTTTATTATAATATAATATAAAAAATGAGTATGTCTATTCCTTCCGTTTTACAGCCCGGAGCTATTGGTTCCAATCCCGAACAAAGAATCGACACCGATATTCTTGAGCCTGTTATTTTCACTCCAACTTTCATTCGTTACCAGCTTCAGAATAAAGGTCTTTTAAATCCTGATTCCCGCCTAACCTTCTCAATTGAGGGACATGGTGGACACGATTCCTTCTTCCCTCTTGGTGTTGGTGTTGGTTCTATTGTGGAACGAGCCACTCTCAAAATTGGCGGCAAAACCATTTGCGAAGTCCAAGACTGGAACTTTTATCAAGCATATAAATCAATGTTTATTGATCAGGCAGTTATTAAAGAGCGGGAACAGTACAACTCGGCTCGATTAATGTCAAATGCTGTTGTATATGATAACGGAGGCGTTGTCTCAACAAAGGTTGGTCTTGATATTGGAAAGGAGTTTGTTGCGAACGACACTGAAGCTGATTCGAATATGTTTGTTCACACCTTTCAGAAATTAAACCAGCGAGGAGTTTTCTCAATTACGCTTGCGGACCTATTTCCAGCGATTCGTGGAATCCAGCTCCCATTATTTATGATTTCGGGAGACATAAATTTGGAACTAACTCTTTCGGAAAAGGTTGGAAAGCGTGCTTCCCTTTCCTTTGCTGGAGATAATTCCAATCATTCCTTCACATTAGACCAATCGGAATGCCGAATGATTGCTGATTATACTTTCCTTGACGGTGACGAAATGGAAGCTTTCCGGAGAGAGAATCGTGATTTCTCTTTTATGTTCCTTGAGCCTCGATTAACCAAGACAACCCTCGCCACAGTTGCAGACGCACAGAATCAAATCAGAAATGTTGGAGGTGCTGGTCGCCTTGTTTCCAAAATGTTCGTTGGTCTATCTTCGGGCAAGCAGTCGGTTCATTTCTCTGCTTCGGGGACTGATAATTCCACGA